ATAGTAGAGCTGACGTCACTGACTTGTTTGACACATTGGTTCAGGCTTTAGCCGGCGCTTATTATCAACAGCGGTCTGCTTTGTCTGCTACTACTGTTGTGCCAGTGTCGTTAGTTTCTGATTCAATTATCAACCAGTTAAGAGCAATGTGGGACGAGTGGCAATTGTCTATGGAGGATTGATTATGAAAATAAATCCCTATGACTTGAATAAACGAGGTTCATTCGGTGCCGTGCGTCAAGTGCAAAACGATAAGACTGATGGTTATCAAGACAAGTTTGTGCCAGATTTTAAACGTTGGTATGGTATTAGAACTCGTACTATGAACCAAACCTATCAAATTTATGGCACGGACTTGCAAGATACGGTCGATATTGTTATACGACATGACGACAGTGTTAAGCCACCTTTGATGTTTCAATCTAGCGACGGATTGCAATACGATATTGTTTCCAGTTCACCAGATGATACTGGTGCTTTGAACGCCTTTGATATTTTGACCTTGAAACAAGTAACACGCAAGGGGGCAAAGAATGGCTAGTGAATTAACCATAGGTGGATTAGACGAATGGGCTGATAATTTGGAAGCGGCTTATGATCTGACTGTAGAGGAACAAGCGCGTATTACTCTGGCTGGTGCTAAGGTTCTGGAAAAGAACATGAAAGCATACATCAAAGGCCAACACTATCAAAATAGGAAGACAGGTGAAGACCCACACCTTGCTGATAGTGTTAAATCACAAGGTAAAAACGTTGATGGTGCTATTGATGGTACATCTGTTGTCGGTTTTCCAGATGAAAAAGCATATATTGCAAACTTTATTTCTGGTGGTACAAAGCATGTCATCTATGACTCTAGTAAGTTTCATGGAAAAAGCGCACGCACCGACAGTAAAGGCAATGATTATATACGAGGTGGTCGCAGAGCTGTCACTGGTGATGACTTTTTAGACAAAGTTCGTAATGCCTCAATTACAGAAATCAACGAAGCAGAAAACGCGGAGTATCACAAAATTCTCAAAGAGAAAGGGGTTGATATCTAATGACTGTTTCAGGTGACGCAGCCACCCTTATCAACGCTGCTAAATATAGTTGGCTAGATAACGTTTACAAGGGATATATTCCTAAAGCGCATCTAAACGACACAGATTCAACAGACTGTTTAATAACAGAAAACGTCAATACACCAGTAACGTTTGGCAATGATGACTTTTCAGAAATGCAACAAGGTGTAGCGATACATCTTTTTTATTCGCAATCGTTTAGTGATGATCCAGATGAATGTGAAGTATTGCTGATGAAGTTGTTCATGTCAAATAGTTGGGTGATTGACAATTCAGACGCACGATATACCGACCCTGATACAGGTCAATCTATCAAAGTGCTTTATGTATCGCATAAGAAAAGAATAGGAGACTAGTACATGTCAGTAGGTTTGAAACTAATTCAATTTTCTATCAACGATGATTCACGTAAAATTATCGCTGATGCCGTCAAAGGATTGTCTGCGGACGGACTTTACACAGCAGACGCAGGTGTTATTAGTGCTAAAACGGCAAACATCACAGGTGTTGAAGCTGCACCGACTAAAATTTATGGCAATGATAAGGCTGTTGATTTGCAGCACTCAAAAGGTGACGTTTCAGTTGCGCTTGACTTCAACAAGCTGCCTCAAGATATCTTGAACAAGTTGTTGGGACGTGTTTCAGATGGTAAGGGTGGTTATACAAAAGGTGACAAACCTAATGTTGCTATGTTGATCACAACAACCGATATTGATAGTGATAATTTGATTTATTACGGTTTCGGTAAAGGTCAAATTGTTCGTCCTAGTTTGAACAACGGAACGAACACCAACACAGAAGTTCGTGCAGATGACGCTCTGACATTCTCTGCCTTGGACGTTGACGAATGGGGTGACTCTATCAAAACTTGGTATTCAGGTGATGCTAATTTTGATAAGGCCGCAATGCTCAAAGATGTGTTTGGTGGCTATGTCGCACCAACAGGAACAACTGGTACAGGTACGTCAGGACAATAATTTAAAAGACACCCGAAAGGGCGTTCTTAAAGGCTATTTAGTATTTCTCCCCTAGATAGTCATTAAGAGCGCTTTTTAATTGCTCACAAAAGGAGAAAAAACATGGAAATTACAATTAAAGAACCAAAGTTGAATAACAAAGAGTTTACTTTTACGGACTCTGTGCGTAATCAAAAACTGATTACAAAAATGATGAGAGACGGCTATAAAGAACGAGTAGACGCTCAAGATAATGAACAGCCAGAAGTTGATGAAACAAAACTCACTGCCGAAGAAATCATTGATTTGGAGCAAAAACGAATTGAGAGTCAGATTCAAAATTGGGACGACCAATTGAAGAAAATTGACTCAATTATCAATGTGTTTGCTACCATTTTTGATTTGAAAGGCAAGCAAAAAGAGATTTTGGAAAACTTGTCATTCAATGATCTTGGTGAATTGTTAGCGCATGTTTCTGTTTTGATTAACAACCCAGCTATTTCAGAAGAAGCCTATTGGGAATTGATGAAAGCAGGTGAATCAAAAAAATCACAGCCCGTCGAGGGCTAATGCAATACGAAAACCAATTAACGGACTTACTTTTATTTGAAAAAGATTGTCTGATTAACTTGGGAATGTCTTTAAATGAAATTGAAAATACGAGCTTTTACGATTTAATCGAGGTTTTGAACTCCAAGAAAGAGGACAAGCTAGATGATCCATTAGCATTGTTTAATTCAGTCAATAGGAGGTAATACATGGCAGACATTAGCAGAAATGCAGCAAACAAGGTGTCATTAGACACTGCCGAAGCGGTACAGTCAGTAAAATCATTAAAGGCTGAAATACAATCGAATACTGCTGCATGGAAAGCGCAATCTGCCACACTAAAAGCAGCCGGTGATGATTTAGCGTCTATCAAGTCTAAATATGATGGTTTAGCAGGCACGGTGGACAAGCAAAAGACTTTAGTTAGTTCTTTGAAGTCACAAATGGACGAAGAAGCCAAGTCTACTAGCAAAAATTCAGAAGAATATGCAAAGCTAGAACGTCAATACAACACCGCCACAACGAAGTTGGTGTCGTTAGTTAGCCAGCAGGAAAAAGCTAAAGCCGCTTATGACTTACAAACAACTGGCATTACTAGTGTCAATAAGGCGATTAAGGATAATGATGAATTAACCAGAGTTCAAGTTGAACGGTTGCGTGCAGAGGGAAAAGAAACAGAAGCCAACGCTCGCGAAAAACAAGGTTTGGCTGAAAAGGTTAAATTAACTAGTGACCTTTATCAAAAGCAAGAAGAACGTTTGAAATCTTTGACGAGTGCCGAAGAAAAAGATGAATCTGCAATCAAAAATCAAACATTAGCTTTGGAACGTACTGGAACAGCTATAGCAAGAACAAAAACCAGTATGAAAGAGGTTGGCACTGCAACACAAGAAGCAACCAATGAATCACGCTGGTCTAAGTTTTCGAATGGGATTGATAAGGCAAACGGTGGACTAGCAACAACACACACACGCCTATTACGTTTAATTGGTGTTGATATTGTAGCTCGTGGTACTATATCCGCTATATCGCAAGTCAAAAATGGAATTAATAGTTTAATTGAAGAAGGAGCAGAGTACAACAAAGAGCAGCAGGTGATGGTTGCGACTTGGAATACACTGACTGGTAGCGCTGATAAAGGTCAGGCTATGGTTGATAGTGTCAATAAGATTAGTACCGCTTTTGGCCAATCATCAGACTTAACAAATGAACTGGAACAACAGTTTTATCACGTATTCAACCAACAAGCACCAACCGATCAGTTAACAAAGTCAATCCTAACTATGGCCGATACAATCGGTATGACAGCTGATGATACCCAACGACTAGGTTTGAATTTCACTCACATGATGACATCAACCAAGCTACAACTTGGCGATTTCAACATGATTACTGATCAACTGCCTATGTACGGTGAAAAACTGTTAGAGTTTGAGCAACAACAGCAGAAAAACCATAACCTAACAATGGCACAATTACGTGACCAGATGTCAGCCGGTAAAATCAGCGCAAAAGATGCCGAAGCTGTCATGAACGAGTTAGGTGAAAAATACGCTAAGGCTTCTGAAAATATGATGAGCACCACAGCTGGTATGGAACGTGTTATTTCTGCACGTGGTGCTGCGTTAGCCGGTGCACTTACAAAGCCTATTATGGAAGCAAAGAACCCTATATTCGGGGCAGTATCTAAATGGGTTAGTGATAAAAGCACAGAAGCTGAATTTACGAAAGTTGGAGAAGCTGTCAGCAAATCTTTTGACAGTATTACAACCGCATTTGGAAAAGAGTTTAAATCAACCGACTTCACTAATGGTGCTAATCAGTTTATGGACGGCTTGGCCAAAGATACAGAACGCTTTGGTACTTATATTGCAGCACACGCGAATGATATAACCAACTTCTTTAAAATGACTAAGGAATTAGGTGGTGCTGGTTTTGGAGTCATGGGTTCCACACTAAAAATAGCACTGCCCTTGTTAGAAGAACTTGGAGAATTTGCAGAAAAGCACCCTCAACAGTTTAAAGTTATGGCTGCTTCAATTATTGGTATTGATTTAGCGTTTAAAGGTGTGGTGGGTACTGTTAAATTAGTGAACAGTACACTCAATACGCTGAATACTATTAAAGATGGTATTAAATGGGCTACCAATGTATTTGGTATCAAGTCTGAAACAAAAGCCTTGCAAGAACAAAATGCTGTTTTGATGGAAAATAATGCGTTGTCCGCAGGCGGTGGTTCTGTTAGCAAAGTTGGTAAAGGTGTTTCTGCTGCTGAATCAGCGGTTGGAGATGTTGCTAGTGTGGGTAGTCGTGCTTCAGGAGCAGGCGGTGCATTAGCAAAAGACGTCGGAATGCTTGGCAAGTTAAAAGGATTGACAGGCGCTGGTAAAGTTGCTGTTGGTGCCACTGGCTTATTGAGTGTTTTAGGCGCTTCCACAGACCTGATAGGAATTAACTCAAAAAATGCAGGTGGTAAAGTGGGCTCATTTGGTGGTAACTTAGCCGGTGGTGCAGCCGGTGCAGCGATCGGGACGGCGATATTACCTGGTATTGGAACGATTTTAGGGGGTGCGATTGGCTCGTTCGGTGGCGACAAAATAGGTGAAGCTCTTGGTAAAAGCATTCAAAAAGGATTATCCAAAACAAAGCTTAAAGTTCCTGAAATTAGCAGTAAGTCAGCATACAACAAGCTAAATCAAGCTGCAAAAAAATATTATAGTGACAAGCAAAAGCAAGATACAGCTGATGTTAAGTTGCTATATAAAAATGGCGATTTGACGAAAGCTGAATATGAAAAGCGTTTAGACGCTATTAAAAAATATGGTAGTCAATCCACAAAGATTGAGAAACTTAGTCAGTCAGATAGAACTGCGCTCACGAAATATTACCCACAGCAACGTGCTGCACTCGAAACAAAGTGGAACAAGCAAAAAGAGTCTGATGGTGCAAAGTGGGACAAAAAGATTGCGCAAGACGCTGCTAAGTATGGTGAAAATTCTGTTCAAGTCCAACGAGACTACAAGAAAAAAGAGCAAGCGTTAGCCGAAGATGATCGTAAGAAAAAGTCAGCAATCAACAAATTGACGGTTAAGGACGCAACGACCACTACGGTAGCCGAAGCTAAATTGCACACAACTCTGGCAGGTAAAATTCAACTTGCTTCTAACAAACAAACTGAAATATTGTCAAAATTGACTAAGGATAAAGGAAAGTTAAGCAACAAACAACTTCAAGATGCTGTTAATGACGCTCAAAAAGAATATAAGCAAACGGTATCACTTGCTGATAAAAAGCGCGACGGTATTTTCAAAGCAGCGTTAAAACAGTACGACCAAGTGACAAAGGCTGCTGAACGTCAAAGAAAAGAGGTTATCAAAGCAGCCGATGACCAATATGATGATACCGTAAAGGCAGCAAATAACCAGTACAAAGGGAATTCAAAGTGGGCTGAAGAGCAACGTAAAGCAGTAATTGATAAGGCTAAAGACCAAAAAGATAAGGCTACTAAATCTGCTTGGGATCAATACAACGGTGTTGTTGATAAGGCACAAAAGCAACAAAACGATACTGATAATGCTGCCAGAACGCAACACGATAAGACAATAGCTCACGCTAATGACCAAAAGAGCCAAATTGTTAGTGCTGCTAAAGACCAGTCTCATGGTGTGGTGAGTCATGCGGTTAATCAGGCTAACAGTTCAATGGAAGCATCATCAAAGCAAGGCGGTGGATTGCAAGGTCTTTGGGACGGAATCGCAAAGTTCTTTAACAGCTTGACTAAGCCGTTTGGTGTCAAGGGCATTAGCACTGATGGTCAAAAGTACAACTATCAAGCTATGGCTATGCCTGCTTATTCAATAGGTACAGGGTTCAACAGAGCCAGTCGTGCATTGGTGGGTGAAGCTGGTGTTGAAGCAAGGTATCAACCTTATTCTGGAAAGATTGATTTTCTAGGGACCAATGGTGCTCAAGTCGTTAATCTAAACCCAGGTGATCAGATATTGAACGCTAAAGACACTGCTAAATTGTTTAGTGGTGGTTTAGGCAAGACAATGCCTGGTTACGCAAAAGGTACGACTGACATAACATCATTCATTAGTTCAATCGCAAAGGGTGCTTCAAACGTTTGGGACGATGTTTCTGACGCTGCTAAGGACGCTTTGGATAAAATAACCGACCCATTCAAGACATTAGAGGGAATTGCTGAAAAAGCGTTTAACATCAACTCAATTAGCGGTGTTGGTGATGTCGGTCGTGGCGCTTCAAAAGGTATGGTTGACAGCAGTATTAAAGGTATCGCTGATTTCCTAAGCAAGATGATTAGTGGCGCTAAGAAGTCAAGTAGTGATGGTGGCGGTGGTAAAGGTGCGCCATCTGGTTCAGGTGTTACACGTTGGACTGACCAAGTAAAGGAAGCTTTGAAAGCCAACGGACTAAGCACCAGCTCTGATATGGTCAATAAAGTTCTCCGTCAGATTCAAACGGAATCAGGTGGTAATGAAAAGGCTGTACAGGGCAACATTGGTGATGTTAACAATGCATCTGGTGACTTGGCTAAAGGTTTGATGCAAACCATATCATCTACATTCAATGCCAATAAGTTCCCTGGTCATGGAAATATCTTTAATGGTTATGACAATCTACTTGCTGCTTTAAATTATGCAAAAAAGACTTATGGTTCATCATTGAGCTATTTGGGTCAAGGACATGGTTATGCTAACGGTGGTATTGCAACAGTGCCATCAATATTTGGTGAAGATGGGCCAGAGATTGCTATTCCGTTGTCACAATCAAAAAAGCCTAGAGCACAAGAGTTACTTTCAGAAGCCGCACAGAGAATTAATGGTACACCAGTAACAACTGACAATTCAAAGGTTGAAGCGTTGCTCACACAGAATAATCAGCTAATGAACACATTAAGTTCGCTAGTTGGTGCCATTTTGGGTGAAACTCAAAAGAGTAATCAACCGCTATCCACAAACGACAAGAACAATATTGCTAGATCATTGATTAATCAAGTAGGTAGACTAGCAAATTAAACAAAAGAACTCGCCATTTAAACGCACAATACCACTATGGGGCGGGTTTTAGAAGGGAGATATCAATGTTTAAATTGACAAACGCCAGAGGTGAGACGGTTGATATTAACACACCTAGTTTGCGTTCTTATACGCCGACGGGACTTGGATTACAAATCACCAATTCATATAGTCCATACGAAACTTATTTTATTCCAACTAAGTCAGTACTTAGCCAAGGCATCATGCAGGTTTATATGAAATTTGGTGACATTGAAAGCCAATCGTATCAATCGTTTTCTGATTTTGCAGAATTTTTGGCTTATCAACCTTATACTTTGGAGTATGATTTTGATGACAATACTTATTATCGTGACGCACGTTTGCAATCGTTAACTAAGACTGAAATAGGCGGCAGCACGATTGATGCCTTTGATAGGCTAAACGAAATATTCACCCTAGAGTTCATCAACAACTGGTATAACAACAAGACAGCGGAATACAAGAGTTATGACCATGACCCTAATTTAGGACAATACGCAAAAATATATAGCTATACCTATCAACCTTATTATGTCTATCAAGAAAGTAGTCGACCATCAAACGAAAAAGTCATGTCGCTTAATAACAAGTCACAATATTTTGGACTACAAAGTGGCTCACCTAGTGTTATTACAGTCAATGGACCATGTTCGGTTAATCCAACTTGGACGGTTGTTCAAAAAGGGA